TCTTGGATTAATTCAAATGGCTCGTGTTCGGGGTGTAAGTTTAGAACAACAGTTCAGTGATACAAATGACCGTAGGATGAATTTTCAACAAGCCAAAGTAGTTGAAAAAGCATTACATGATTATAAGAAAGCCATGAAGAAACGAGACTTTGTTGACATGATCCAAGATTTTATAGATCAAGGCGAAGGTCCAATTTTAGATTTATTAATAGTGGATGAGGCACAAGACCTAGTTCCTATGCAATGGGACATGGTTAAAAAAGTTTTAGTTCCAAGGGCAAAGAAAACTTTTTATGCAGGAGATGACGATCAATGTATATATTCTTGGATGGGAGTGGATGTTAAAGACTTTTTAAATGCTAGTTCTAATAAAATTATATTAGATCAATCATACAGAATACCTTTACATGTGCATGGCATAGTAGAAAATTTAGTGGAAAGGCTCTCTAACAGACAACCTAAAGTTTGGCAACCCACCACAAAAAAAGGTTTAGTTGTGTGGCATTATGATATGATGGATGTAGACCTAAGAACCGGAGAGTGGTTGATCCTTGCAAGAACGAATTACATTGCTAATAAAGTTGCTAACAAACTTAAAGAAAGTGGATACCTCTTTTGGAAAGAAGGTTCTGGTTGGTCTATTTCCCCAAATGTACTTAACGGAATAGAGGTGTGGAATAAAATATGCAAAAATCAACAATTGTCTATAAGCGAATGGAAGAGTTTTTCGAAGATAACACAGCCTCATGTGTTTACCAAACATGGAAAAAGAGTGTTAACTTCTTTAGACCCAGAAAAACTATATTCAATAGAACACATGGGAGATTGTCTAAATGTGTCAGCGGATACACATTGGAACCAAGTGGTAAAAGTATCGGACAAGGAGTTGACTTACATCAACTCAGTGAGGAAGAGTGGGGAGAAGATTTGGAACGGTTCACCAAGGATCAAAGTATCAACGATCCATAAGGCAAAAGGTGGTGAGGCAGACAACGTCCTACTTATGCTAGAGTCGTCAAGAGCATGTGCAGAAAGTCCTGATCAAGATTCCGAGATTAGGACTTTTTATGTAGGGGCAACAAGAGCAAAACAAGAATTACACATTGTAGAATCAAGTAAAGATAATGGATTTAGATTATGAAAAAAGACAGAAAATATTTTTTAGACGAGGCAGAGAAACTAATAAACGGACCGAGAGCCAAGGAATATGGGCCAGCTAAGTTCAATCATGAACGAATAGCCAAGATATGGTCGGTTGTGTTAGCAAGAGAGGTAACTGCTGAAGAGGTAGTTGCTTGTATGATAGGAGTTAAATTAGCTAGGTTAGCTGAAACAATGGAACACGATGATTCGTGGACAGATATTATTGGGTATGCAGCACTAGGTGGAGAGATTGTTAATCATGAAAAAGAAACATCAATTTAATTTAGCCGACATGGGGGGCGATTGGTTTAAAGCGAAAGGACCAGAAGAAATGCCAGACTTAACTAATGAAGATATAAAGGAAGTAGCAGCAATCGGATTAGAAAGTGATTGGTCACCTCCTTCATCTTTCCCTGATCTAACCAAGTGCGATAGAATAGCCGTTGACTTAGAAACAAGAGATCCTAATTTAATGAAACTCGGACCAGGGTGGTGTAGAAAAGATGGTTATGTAATTGGTGTGGCTGTCGCTGCAGGAGATTTTATAGCTTACTATCCAATAAGACATGAGGGTGGTGGTAACATACCACCCCAAAAAGTTTTTACCTGGTTAAAAAAACAAATGGAAACACCGCACATAGAAAAAGTATTCCACAATTCTATGTATGATTTAGGTTGGCTTAGAGCCGAGGGCATTGAAGTTCAAGGCAAGATTATAGACACAATGATCGCAGCACCTTTGTTAAATGAAAACAGAAGATACTATAATTTAAATTCGCTTGCAGGAGAGTATCTTGGCGAGTGGAAAAACGAAAAAATAATGAATAAAGCAGCAGAATATTTTGGTGTAGATCCAAAATCTGGAATGTGGCAATTACCTAGTCGTTTTGTTGGTGCGTATGCTGAACAAGATGCTAGTGTCACATTAAAGCTTTGGGATCATTTAAGACCTCTGTTAGATAAAGAAGAGTGTAATGCCATATTTAATTTGGAGTCTTCTTTGTTACCGGTTTTGTTAGACATGAAAACAAAAGGTGTTCGTGTTGATGTAGACAAGGCAGAGGGTGTTAAGAAGATGTTGGCTAAAAGAGAGAAAGAACTACTACAAGAGGTGGTCAAAGATACCGGTCTCTCTATTGAACCTTGGGTCGCCACATCTATAGCAAAAGTGTTTGACTCCCTTGGGATCCACTATCTTCGCACAGAAAAGTCTGGGGCACCCATGTTTACAAAACAGTTTCTCTCTAATCACCCCCACCCCATTGCGGCAAAGATTCTTAAAATTAGGGAACTTAACAAAGCGAACACGACATTTATTGAAACTATTCTTAATCATTCTCATGAGGGTAGAATTCATTGTGATTTTAATCCTTTAAGATCCGATGACGGAGGTACAGTTACAGGTCGTTTTAGNTCAAGTAACCCCAATTTGCAACAGATTCCTGCACGAGATCCTGAGATCAAAAAATTAATTCGTGGTTTGTTTATCCCGGAGGAGGGCCACAAATGGGGGTCTTTTGATTATGCATCACAAGAACCAAGATGGCTAGTTCATTATTGTGCCACCTTGACAGGTGTAGATAAACATCCACAGATTGATGAGGTTGTTAAGATGTATCATGAAGGTAATGCTGACTTCCATCAAATGGTAGCGGATATGGCTAATATACCTAGGAAACAAGCTAAGACAGTTAATCTTGGTATTATGTATGGAATGGGTAAAGGTAAACTAGCTAATGTTATGGATATCGATATAGACGAAGCTTCAAAACTTTTAGAAACATATAATCAAAAAGTTCCTTTTTTAAAATCTTTGTCTGAAAAAGCCATGGATCGTGCAGCGAGTACAGGTGTTATAAGAACCTGGCTAGGACGTAAATGTAGGTTTGATATGTACGAGCCTGTATCATACGGATTTAACAAAGCTTTGCCTATGAAAGAAGCAATAAATGTATACGGAGAGAAAGGCCGAATAAGAAGAGCCTTTACTTACAAAGCATTGAATAGATTAATACAAGGTTCGAGTGCCGACCAAACAAAAAAAGCTATGGTTGAGTGCTATAAAGAAGGATTGTGCCCAACTTTAACTGTGCATGATGAACTTTGTTTTAACATAGAGAATCAGAAACAAGCAGACAGAATTGTTGAGATAATGACTACTTGTATTCCCGACTTGAAAATACCTTTTGAGGTAGATATGGCTCTATGTGATAATTGGGGCGAAGTTGATTAAAGACCAGACTTTACAAACATATCTAATTCAGGCATTTGATCTTCTTCTGGTTTTTCATTTTCAAATATTTCGTAAGCACGAGATCTAATATTTGATCTGTTTAATCCTATGTCCTTCAATGTAGCATCGTCTAAGCTATTTAATGCAGTTATTGTTCTTCCGATTTTAAAATTGTAAAATAATTTTGATAACATTTATATCTCCTTTTCTATTATTAGTTATACATTTTTTCTAAACAATAGAGAACCGAGCAAAAATGAAAGATATTCTTTCCAAAATAGCATAAATCAACGCTAGAGTATTAAATTTAAATGTAGGAAAACAAAGACCTTTCTAGGTAGGAATCATACCAAAGACTTTTGTTTCGTTAATTCTGAGGCATCTGAGAGCCTTATTTTTTGAGGGATTGCATAATTTCAGTGCGTTTTTGGTCAGATATCCGTGACCAAGAAGAAATTTGCTCTAAAGTTCTAAAACACCCAATACAAATATTATTTTCTATTTTGCACACGTTTAGGCACGGGCTTACAATAGGCTGTGATCTTTCTTGTCTTGTCATTGGGGTATGGAATCTCTGGTTGTTCGTTTAATCTTCTAGCAAAATACAGGCAATCATTTACATTTTCAAATGTTTGATCTTGATTAATAATTAA